TTTAAACACTATGACGTGGTCAGGGCGGCATCGCCGTCAGACCTTGCGAAACGACTGACACAAAAACTGAAGGAGGGGTGGCAGCCATTTGGCAGTCCGGTGGCCATCACGCCTTATACCCTGATGCAGGCCATTACGGCGGAAGGTGATGTCACCACACCTGTGGTGGTGAAGTCGTCGGATGGAGAAGGCGCAGTTATCAGCACTACCAGCAACCCGGAGTATTACTTTGTTGTTGCCCTGGCCGGGCAGTCAAACGGTATGGCGTATGGTGAAGGGCTTCCGCTGCCGGAGACATATGACCGTCCGGACCCGCGTATTAAACAGCTGGCGCGTCGCAGCACTGTCACGCCGGGTGGTGCGTCCTGTAACTACAATGACATTATTCCTGCGGACCACTGCCTGCATGATGTTCAGGATTTGAGTAAGTTTTCACACCCGAAAGCCAGCGCAGCTCAGTATGGATGCGTGGGGCAGGGATTACATATCGCGAAGAAATTGTTGCCGTTTATTCCGGCGAATGCCGGTATTCTTCTGGTTCCGTGCTGCCGTGGTGGTTCTGCATTTTTGGCGGGCGATGAAGGTACCTTCAGCGAATCCACCGGCGCAAGCGAGACCTCGGCACGCTGGGGTGTAGATAAGCCACTGTACAAGGACCTGCTTACCCGTACTCAGGCCGCACTGAAGGCCAACCCTAAAAATATTCTGCTTGCAGTGGTCTGGATGCAGGGCGAGTTTGATTTGAAACAGGGTGCATACGCCACTCAGCCGGGGCTGTTTGATTCCATGGTGGAAAAATATCGTTCTGACCTGTCGGAATTCGGAGGTCAGTGTCTCGGGGGCTCTCCGTCATCAGTTCCCTGGATTTGTGGCGACACGACCTACTACTGGAAGCAGACTTATTCTTCGCAATACGATGCGGTGTATGGTGCATATAAGACGAAATCCGCAAAAAAAATCTTCTTTGTGCCGTTTATGACGGATGAAAACGGGCGAAATGTGGGTACCAACGAGCCGTCAGAAGATCCGGATGTTGCGGATATTGGGTATTACGGAGCCGGTGGTCGAACGGACGCCAAAACCTGGACGACGGCTGACCGTAAAACGCATTTTGGATCATGGGCACGTCGTGGGATTATTTCCGACCGTCTGGCAACGGCGATTCTTGTGCATGCCGGGAGAACCGCTGAATTCATTACCGGAAAACAGCCTGATACGGTGAAGCCCACCGGACCTTCCGGTGAAGGTACGGAGAGAGAGCCGGAAGGTCCGGTCAGTAACCGAACCCTGATGAGTCTGCTGGCGTCCGGCGAAGACCTGGCATCACAGGGCTGGCGCTATTATCACAAACCGGCGAGCGGAGACAATGTTAACAAAAACATTGCTGAAGCGGTGGTCAGTGATGCGGGGGCTACGGGAGGTAAGGCCCTGCAACTGAATAAACCGGAAAACCACATCTGGTTTCTGGAGCATGATGCAGCCGGGCAGGGGGCAGAGTTGCTGAAGAAAGGAGGACGTGTGAGCGTACGGTTTAAGTTGCCGGGTTCACTGGTGCCGAATCAGTTTGCCCTGGGCATTTACTGGCAGTTGTCGTCCCTGCCGGAGGGAGTGACGCTGGCAGAGGAAGGCAACGACATGCTGATGTCCTTCTTCCTGCAGACGGATGCGACGAACCTGAACGCGATGCACCACAAGAAGCCGAATGCGAAGCTGGATACGTTCGGGGTCTTTGATAACGGATGGCACACACTGGCTTTTGAGTTTGCCGGAAACAACAGCATTCAGGTGACGCCGGTACTGGATGAGAAACGGGGGACGCCGTTCACACTGGTGAAATCTCCGGCATCAGGGGCGGCGGACAAACTGCAACTGACAGGCATATCAAAGGCGGCGACATATACGCTGCTGATTGACAGTGTGAAGGTGGAAGTGAACAACGCGGATGCCGCGGCATGATAAAAAAAGGCCGCCAGCGGCAGGAATGGAAGCTGGCGGAGGTAATCCCAATGGAGAATGTAAAGAAAAGATGCTTTCGTATATCGGTTTTTTAAATGAAAACAGTTCTCATTGTCAACCATAACGGTAAGAAATTATGACATTTATTCATCAGGTGATGCTGTACTTCTGTACGGCAGTCTGTGTTATGTATCTTCTTTCGGGTGGGTACAGGGCAGTGCGCGATTTCTGGCGCAGGCAGATTGATAAAAGGGCCGCTGAGAGAATCAGCGCCAGTCAGTCAGCCGGAAGCAAACCCGAAGATCCGCTCATTCCGTAGTCACTTTCTTGACAACACCTTTCAACGAGAAAATCCCATGTCAGAAATCACATCCCTGGTCACTGCTGAGGCAGTGAAGGAAGTCCTGCGCTCTGAAGAAGTCCTGAGCGCACTGAAACAGAAACTCCGCCAGAACCTTGAGGCGCGTCTTGATGCAGAAGTGGATGCCATTCTGGATGAGCTGCTGGGCGTACCAGCGGTTCTGGAGCCGGAAGGTATCGCGGGTGACGGGAGTGCTTCAGATGGCGGTGAACCCACACCTGACAGCGAAATGATGATGTAACCATGCGCAGGGGGTGTCGGTGTGAGCTGATGCCCCACTTGTTGTTGTGAGCTTCCGGATTGCGGGAGACGGGGTATGTACCAGATGGAAAAAATCACAACAGGTGTGTCATACACCACGTCAGCGGTGGGAACGGGCTACTGGTTCCTGCAGTTGCTGGACAGGGTTTCCCCGTCTCAGTGGGCGGCAATAGGCGTGCTGGGGAGTCTGCTGTTTGGGCTGCTGACGTACCTGACTAACCTGTATTTCAAAATCAAAGAGGACCGGCGTAAGGCGGCGCGGGGAGAGTAAAGTGATGAATAAAAAATATGAACTGGTTGTTAAGGGGATAAATAATTACGGGGATAAGGTTACTGTTACTGTGAAGCCGGAAGGTGACGGGCAAGCGTCGCTGTTGTTGCCAGATGTGGCGATTAGTCTTGACCGTACTGAAGGTGCCACGCTGGAGTTTTACGAAGCTGAGGCGAAAAAGCAGGCGAAGCAGTTTTTCATGGATGTTGCTGCCGGGTTATGTGAATGGAACGAACCGTTGCCGGAAAAGCGCCCCGTAATTTTAGAGGCGCAGGATGTGTTGATAACCTACAAAGGAAAGCTACCGGGAAGAATTACTGGTTCTCTGAAGACTCCACCGCTGGGCTGAAGACTTAACATATCCAGGTATTCGGAACCGATAAATCCTGATAAATATCCATGAACGCAAAAATCAGATACGGCCTGTCGGCTGCCGTTCTGGCGCTGATTGCCGCAGGTGCGCCTGCGCCTGACATTCTCGACCAGTTTCTGGATGAAAAGGAAGGCAACCACACCACGGCATACCGTGATGGTGCGGGTATCTGGACTATCTGCCGCGGTGCCATCCTGGTGGATGGCAAACCTGTCGTTCCGGGCATGAAGTTGTCGAAGGAAAAATGCGACCAGGTTAACGCCATTGAGCGTGATAAAGCGCTGGCGTGGGTGGAGAAAAACATCAGAGTGCCGCTGACCGAACCCCAGAAAGCGGGGATCGCGTCATTCTGTCCGTACAACATTGGTCCCGGTAAGTGTTTCCCGTCGACGTTTTACAGACGAATTAATGCAGGTGATCGAAAAGGTGCCTGCGAAGCGATTCGCTGGTGGATTAAGGACGGTGGCAGAGACTGCCGTATCCGCTCAAATAACTGTTACGGTCAGGTATCCCGTCGTGACCAGGAGAGCGCGCTGGCGTGCTGGGGTATCGACAGATAAGCAGAATATTTTGCTGAAAAATAAGGCATGGCCACGCGGGCGGATAACATGAAATCCTGCGAACTGGCGAAACGTAAGTGAATAAAAGTAAAAACCCCGTTTGTTGGCACCAAGCGGGGTTTTGTGTTTCCTGACTCCGGAAAAGTCAAAGGAGAAAGTGTGTTTGATTTTAGCAAACTGATTCGGGAGATTCGAGTGATGGCTGAAAAATTATCCACCTGGAAGTTCATTCTTATCTGGCTGGTGTTTGTGATTATGGCCTCCGGTTATTTCATCGGTCAGATACGCTGGTGGTGAAATGAACCGCGTACTGTGCGTGGTCATCATTGCCCTGCTGGTGGCCTGTGGTGCGCTTAGTCTGGGGCTGAATCATTACCGTGATAACGCCATGACCTACAAAGAGCAGCGCGATAAAGCCACATCCATCATCGCTGATATGCAGAAGCGTCAACGTGATGTAGCAGAACTCGACGCCAGATACACAAAGGAGCTTGCTGATGCTAACGCGACTATCGAAAGTCTCCGTGCTGATGTTTCTGCTGGTCGTAAGCGCCTGCAAGTCGCCGCCACCTGTGCAAAGTCAACGACCGGAGCCAGCAGCATGGGCGATGGAGAAAGCCCAAGACTTACAGCAGATGCTGAACTCAATTATTACCGTCTCCGAAGTGGAATCGACAAGATAACCGCGCAGGTTAACTACCTGCAGGAGTACATCAGGACGCAATGCCTGAAATAATTTTTTTGCAAATCACAAAGTCAATTTAATGAGCCTCGCGATGCGGGGCTTTTTGCAATAAATGCGTACCGCAACGCATGTTTTTTACACCGAACCTGCCCCTTTGGAATGGGCCTTTGAG